ATATGTGGCCAATTGCGTCGCACTCGGCTGAAAGATGTTGACCTTGGATGTGCTGATGGTTGCCCATACTTCGGTACTATGTCCGTAGCCATCGGGTGTGACACTCTTGCGCTGTACGGCGATCGTGACATCGAATGAGCCGATGACCACGGCTTGCATCGCGGCGATTTCATTGGCTGACAACATCGCCTAATCCCCCTAGTTCTAGTGATACGGCGTCATTGGCGCGTGCAATATCATTACGGCGGATATGCGTTGATCGTGGCATCGACTGGGCGCGATGATTGTCGGCTAGTCGCTGCATATTCGGGATGATCTGACCACGTGAAAAGGATTGACGATCGCTCACGAAATTATAGGCAGTGGTTGCGAGACCAGCCGCCCATTGCTCCAAGAGATCAGCAGCAGCGCCGTGGCAGTCGTAGAACTTGCCCGTAATCCAGACTGGGGGATATTGGCCCCCTGGCTGCCCATTCGAGAACTGCCAATGTCCCGTTATTGGCTCTGACAAGGTAGCCGTCAGTGGGGAATAATCCCCCCACTGCAAGACATAATCATCTTCCCAGTTTTCGATCCCCAGGCTGTAGTAATCCGCATAGTTATAGAGACCGTTGGTCGAGATGGTGACTTCAGGACGGAGCGATCCGTACCGAATGACATGCCTTTGCAGGTCTAATTCGTCTTGGATATCCTGATCGGCAAAGTATTCGCTGGCTCCCGCTTTGTCACCAATGTAGCGACGGGTACGGGTGATGAGCGCTGCCATGCTGATACGGACCACTGCCATACTGAAACCGCCTTCTTTTGACTAGCTGAGCATCGTGACAGACAGCGATGGGCGAAGCGGCGTGAAACCGTACAAAATATCGAACGCGACATACTCAGCACGATATTGGATGCTGTATTGTTTCAGGACGCGCAGGGCAATACCGCTCTCGACATCCACGATGGTCGCGGTTGCGACACCACTGCCAGCAGGGACTTCGCTGAATGGTCGCATCGCCATAATGAACGCCGATTTGTGCGCAGCGACGTTGTATGTGGCCAGGGTGCCAGATGTGCCAGCGGCAACGGTAGCCGTGCCACCTGTCAGAGCAGCGACGTTGAGGACGATCACCGCATTGAGGGCCGCAGCGACACCCAGGAAGGTGATCACGTAGGACGTGCCAGCGGTGCCAGTGACCGCGACGTTTGCCGCGACACCGACAGATGAGAGGCCCTGTAGTGCCGTCTGCAATGCCGCTGTGCTCACGCCGAATGCTTGCGCGGCGGTCGTCTGGCCACCGATCGTGACAGTGAAGGTACCGCCCGTCGCGGTAGACGTGATGGTTTGGACATTGTTATAGTTGCTGTTAATGTCAACGAATTGTGACATGAACGGCTTGAAGCCTGCGAGGTTTTGGGCTAACTGGCCTTCTTGCAAGTCCTGTGAGGCACTATACGCGAAATACTGCGCGAGGATCGGATCGGTGATGAGCGATATTTCGTCTTTGGTGCTGAACACGGCAAATCGATCGGTCTGTGGCGCTTTCAGTGCATTGAGTTTCTGGCGTGCATTGAACAACATCTGCCCAACAAGATTGGTGCCTGGGATGCCGACGGTTCCGCCGGTGGATGACTTGATCATGCCGAACAGGTCGTTTTCGAGTTTCTCCACCAACGCGACGATCGCCGGTTGGATGTAGCGCATCATCACATCGGTCGATGCTTGCGCTTGCGCGAAATCTTCAAGGAGGAAGTCAACTGTCTGATGCTGACTCAGGGTGAGCGGAACGGATGCGCCTCCCGCTGGTGTCTGCACAACCGCAACCGAGTTGATCGCTTTGGCTTGCGCCGTGAACGTACCAGGGTACGGGATGTTCAATTGCTTCCCTTTCCATCCCGCTTCTCCCATGTCGGTATCTGTGGTGATGAGCTTGGCAAGGCGGATCAGGTTCCGCAGGATCGGGAGTGCTTCGGCTGCCCAGACTTGCGGGAGGAAGCCGGAAGCATCAAGGATCACATTCGTAATATCTGCCATGATTTATTCCTTTTGATAGCAGATATACTGCTACCTAGTTACTGATGATTTTGAGCTTGCCCTCGCGGGCCATCTGGATGCGTTTAGCTTGCCCTATCAGGGGATCTTTGCCCATCGCGTTGTATTGCTCATAGGTGACTTCTAACACGCCGCTCCCCGCAATGGCGCGCCCTGGATTGGTTGCGCCTGGATTGGCTGCACGTGGCGGGGTGGCATCTGGTTGCTTCAAGAGATAGGGCTTGGCTGCCGCAAGGTCAGAGAGCGCTTTATCTAAGTTGGTCGGCTGTCCATCAGCGTCGTACTCGATTTTGCCAGTGAGCAGGCCGATCGCATCTTGATGATCGACAAAACCGAGTTGCAAAGCGCGGATCTGGATGTCCCGTGCGACCAATTGACTCTGATGCTCTTTGATGCGCAATTCGGCGGCGTCTGCCCGTTTTGTGGCTTTCTCGATCTCACTCAGCTTGGCGATATCCGCATCGGCTTGGGCTTTCTCGAAGAGGTCCAATTTTTTGCGGCGCTCGATGCTCTCGATACGAGTAGATTTCAAGGCGGCATCACGGTCGGCTAATTGCGCCATGAGCTCAGAGACCGTTGGAAGGGGTGTTGCGGGTGTGGGGTGTTCTGTGGGGGTCGTAGGCGTCACGCCTAGAGTAACAGGGGTTGCAGGCGTCTCGCCTGTCGTGGTAGTTCCTGGCGTCGCACCAACAACTACGGTTGCATTCGGTAGCATTGTAACATCTCCATACTCACTATGTCAAGTGATTTCTTTATTCTGGCTTTGATTATCGCTAGTCGCTGTAATCAGCGGCGTCTAGCCCTAATTCTTTGAGGCTCTTGGTATAGATCGATGGTCCCCACTCAGCGCTCTGGGCATGACCGAGGAAGTCATCTAGGGACACATCGCCGCGATCGTAGGCGTTGTAGGCAGATGGTCCGAGGATCTGGCGTTGTGTCGCGGCGTCTTGCTCAATGAACCATTCCTGCCCTGTTTGCCACGTATCGGGACTAGCCACTTCCTGTATAGCAGCGCCTTCGATTCCTGCATCGGAGAGAATGTCGTTATAAGAGCGAGTGATCGGCACCATACTGCAACGACAGCAAGCGTGCGATGTCATATCTTCGTCCAGATCGTGGATACTGCCGTCCTCATCCAAGCAAGCAATACAGGTTCTATCACTAAAGGAGCACGTCCAGCGCCATGATGAAACCACATCGCTGTTTGCCTTGTAATTCTCCAAGCTGCCAGTACGATAGGCACGCATCATCTCAGTACGTGCAATGACGAGCGCCCTATTGCGATTGACGCCTAGTAGTCCCTGTATGTCCCTCGCGACATCCTTTGGATTGCGGCCTGACATCACGCCATACACTAATGCTTGCCCTGATCTGGTTGCGGTGTCTTTACCCCACCCCGCGAAAAGCTGTTGCAACGGTGAATCTGGATGCAGTGCGCCGATCGCCGCGTGGACCGCATCGGGAGAGGGCACACCGAATGCATAGCTGACACCACGCGGTACGGTCGCATCGAGGATGCCTGACGCGGCTCTGACGCCTTCCTGCGCGGCTTTGCTGATGTTCTGTGTGATGCTGCCATGAGCGACCTGTGCATAGTAATCGACTTGGGCCTTGATGATGCCTTGCAGGTGATTCAGTCGGTTTTGTTCGTACAGCCAGCTAGGACTTAGCCCCTTGCCCTCGGCGGCAATATCCCGTTCCATGCGTGATGTGAGGATATCGAGATCGGCTTGCACCTTGGGGAGCATGGCGGCATAGTGGCGCTCGATCGCGTCAGTTGCCTCTTGCTCCAAAGCTAGCATATCCTTGCGGAACTGGCGTATTACCGACTGAATATCCCCCATTACTCAGCACCATCCTCTAACGAGAGGCTATCCCGCATTGCTGCGATAATGGTCGCATCGTTGATCTCTGCATGGTCTGTCACCAGTGCTGAGAGCAGACGAACAAGGGCTATGTGTGATTTGATGGCGTCACGTCGTGAAGTCGATTGCACATAGGGGATCGATTCGTGTGACTGCCATGCAGCATGGGTATCCCAGAG